TCTGGAACAGTTGTTGTTTCGACTTTACTAGTCATTTGCATCCTCCATATTAGAATGTAAAGTTTGAATTTCCTGTTCACAGAAACTCAAACCTGCTATTTCACCGACTATCCTTTGGTATTGTTCAAAATTCTCAACACTTCCAGAAGCCAACGTTTGCGTGAGAGCTTCTTTTCTCTCACGATATTTACGAAGCAAATGCTCCGTAGCTAAGATATAATCCATTTATTTAATGTAGTTATACCAAAGAAGTCCTTTTGTTTGTCCGTAAGAAGCTTTTACTTTAGATTCTTTACCAACAACGTTACCTTTTGCGTCTGTATTCACTTCACCAGCAGTAACAGATTGCGTTTTAGTGTTATCAACCATAACTGGTTCACTAGGTGCAGGTCTGTTTACTTTTTTAGAAGGAGACGGGTAATCTTTATTTCTATGCATATTATTCTCCGTTTTGTTTTCGAGTTTCTCGAACCGTTTTAACTAATTCCGTATAGTTCTTTTCTGCATCAACTTTAGCTCTTTGCTCTAGTTCTTGCAAGTCTATTGCGGCTTTAGTATCTTGTACGCGTAAATCTGCTTCGATCTTTTCACGTTTAATTTGTGCATCTAGTTCAGCCTTCATAGCGGCTAGTTGTGCATCTCTTTGATCGTCGCCTTCTTTTTGCATCAACTGTTCTCTTTCAAGTTGTAACTGTTGTTCGAACATCTGTCTTTGTGGATCTGGTGTTTGCATTGCTGCTGCCATCGCTTGTGCTTGACCTGTAACTTGTTGTGTTGCCGCTTGTGCCATTAATGCGATCTCATTCATCATCTCAGGCGGCATTTGTCCTGTTTGTACTTCTGGTAATGGTTGACCCATCGCTTGTTCTATTTGTAATCTATATAACATCGCTTGGTGTTCTTGTATATTTGCACCTATTGCTTGCATCGCTACTGGGTTTTGTTTTACCATCGGATTTTGTAAAAAAGCACTATGTGCTGCTATATAAGCTTCGTGATTTTGAAACTCATAAGCTCTAATCGGTGTTCCTGTTAAAACTGCTTGTTGTTCACTAATAGGATCACGTGGTGGTACTTCTTTTTCAGGTGGAAGGAGTGCATCAATATCTTTTATATTTAATGCGATATACATTTTCTTATACGACTCACGTAAGTCATGTAGTTGAGGTGCGGCTTGTGCCATTTGTAATTGTGTCTGAGCTAATGTAATTCTTTGCGTCATACTAAAGATATTAGGGTCAGAAACAGGTATAACGTCTACAGAACCATCGAAATCTTGTTTAAATACGTTTTCGGAAGCACCTTGTACTTGATAAGGGTATTCAGGCGGTAAAAACTCACCAAATACTCTTTTTAGTATTTTAAACTCACATCTTTGTGCGTAATGTAATCTTTTATGGATTGCGGACATCACTCGTTGTCCTTTTTCCATCAATGCTACGGTTGTGCCTACGGGAGCTTCGGAATTACCATCGCCTGTCGGATCTTCTACCGTTGCTGCAAATCTTTTACCTGAATCAACTAAAGCACCTAGTAATGTAGTTAATGTACCACTTGGCTCTTTATACGGTAGTGGTAGAAATGCGTCTGCTAACCGACCTCCAGGAGCATCGACATCACGCCACTCTCCAGGTTGTAATGGATCATCATGACGTTGAATATTTAGTCCTCGTGATTTAAATCCTGCGGGTAAATTAGAAAGCGTACCTGCATCAATCAACTGTCGTAAAATAGAAGTAACTGATTTAGTTAATCCACCCATCATATGAATTAAACCAAAACCATAAAAACCTAATCCTGGAAGAAACTTATAATGAGTAAAATATTCAATCTTTTTACGCATAGGATCGTTTTGATCGTAATTAGGTCTAATCGCTAATACTTTATTATTATCTTTACAGATAGTAACGATATAAGGTAACGCTAATCCTGTTTCTTCACCGTTAGCGTCTACATCTTCGAAGCCTTCGAGGTCTAAATTCACGTGCATTTCTAATAATGTAAATTCTTCGTCGCTTACGGTTCTGGTTAAGCCTTGAAGTTCGTCAATTTTATCATCTACTTCGGTTAAATCAGGATTACTGGTCGGAGACATCATATCGGTGTCTTTATAGAACCCAGAGATTTGTAATTTACGTAATTCGTTCTCGTTCATATGAATTACGTGGGTAATTCTTGGTGCGGTAAGTAAATCTACTGCGTAATACGGAACAACAAGGTGTTCTGACTTAACAAAACGTGCAACAGCACGTCCTAACGCAGGATCGTAGTAAACTTTTTTGAAAGATGAGCCTGAAAGCGGCAAATAAAAGAGTAATTGATCCATTTCTGGGTCATATTCTTCCATTTTGTACGTAATTTGGTAATTCATGAAGTTTTTTACACGATTTGCCTTTTCCATCTTGGCATTGTCGGTAATTCCTAAAACTTCTGTATCTACAGGTCCACCTGCGGGTAACATTTCTTTATAAGCTTGGGCTTGGAACTGTGTTACTGCTTCAGCAAGGATCGGATGGTGTACTCCTGAAGCTCCAGCGAAAGGTTGTGATCTAGAATCTGAATTTATACCTAATAATTCTAAACCTTCACTGTAAGTTTGAAACCAATCGTCTCTAGAATCTAAATCTTCTTCGTAAGATGAAACTAATTCTGCAGCAATAGTATTTAATTCACGGTCGTCTAAAACTTCTGCTAAGTTTTCGCCAAACTTAGACGGTGTTTCTTCTTCCATATCGCTGCCACGTACAATAGAACCGTCAGGCTGAACGAAAAGCTCAGTTTCTTCGTCGGGTTGCTGTACTAATTCTAGTTCGATTGGGTCTTCAGAACTAGAACGCATAGGAATTGGTTGTTTTTCAATAGCCATGGTAATACATCATAGTATGATTTTCCTCAATAATAAACCCTTTCACCTTGATAGGGTTCTTCCTCTTCAAAATAATCACTCGAAAGTGTTAAAAACCCGCCTTCCCTGAACCTAGCTAACGCTAAAGTTGTTGCATCTACTAAGTCATCGTTCTCACCGTTCGGGAAATCAGAAACTTCATCCATAAGTTCTTCACCCCACCTGTTATCTGGAATCCAAACACGTCCGTCTTGGAAAATAGGAGAGACAGAATTTAGCCTAGCTATTTTATCTTGCCCTTTTCCAGGAGAAAAAGTATTTACAGGAATACCGATTCTACGTAATTCTTGTACTAATGGCAAACCACTAGCTTTCGCTTCAATAATAATTGTATCAGGTTGCCAATAATCATATAAACGTAATGCTTCAGCTTTTAGTTCAGGAAAATCATAACGTTCTTTTACACAATCAATCAAAATTAAGTGAGCTTCGTCACCGTGATAATGTTCTTCACCGATTCTACCTTCAGGATAAAAAACTCCCCACGTTGTAATAGCTGTGTAGTCAGCTCTTTCTGATTTTAAAAACGCTGTATCAAAACTTTGTATAAGGTAATCACATTTAGGCGGCTTTTCTTCGTCCCAAATCATAAACCAATCTTTAGGTATAATTGAAATACCTTCACCCGTAGGTCTTTGCATGTATTGAGCCGCCCATTTTCCTGGACTAACCGATGCTTTTATACTTTCTAGTTCTTCTAGTTTCCAAAAATTATCCCATAAGGGTTTACCGCTTGGTAATATTGCAGGAAACTCAATGACTTCCCATTGGTCTGCTCCAGGATCTTGTGCCATTTTCTTAACTAACCGTCCTGTAAGGTCTTTTTTATTCCAACGGGTCATTACAATAACGATTGCTCCTCCAGGTTGTAACCTTTGTCGCGGACCTGACATAAACCATTCGTAAGCTTCTTCCATAGCTTTATCGGACATAGCGTCTTGTTCCGAATGTGGATCGTCAATAATAAATAAATCCGCACCCCTTCCTGCTAATGCACCACCAATACCTGCCGCGTAATATTCACCGCCTTTATTCGTTAACCATTTACCTGCGGAACGACTATCTGCTTTTAGTTCTGTTTCAGGAAATAAAGCCGCGTATTCTTCTCCGTCAATTAAATCCCTAACTTTACGTCCAAAGTTAACCGCAAGGTCAGCGGTATGGGTTGCTTCTATAATTTTTAATTTAGGATTTTTTCCTAAAAGGTACGCAGGGAACAAATGTGATGCAAACTCAGACTTTGTATGTCTAGGCGGCATATTAATAATTAAACGTTTAAGTTTACCTGTAGCAATATCGTCAAAAGCTTTAGCCATTTTAACGTGGTGATCACCGTTAATAAACTCAGCCCATATAGATTTAACAAAATCCATAAAGGTGCTTGTGGCTTTTTCTTGGAATTCACGTTTTTCTAGTTCTTCTAAAAGAATCGTAAATTCTTTAGCTTCTGCTTTAGATAAATGAGAAACATCGATTTCCCGTAAAGCTGCTAACTTATCTGCGTTAGAAGTCATTCGTTATACTTTCGTAATTCGTACATCCTTTTATAAATATCTTCAAAAGGTATTTCTTCAATTATATCTAAAGTTTCTTCGGGAGATAGTGAAATCACTGTATCTGATTCACCGAGTTTTCCAAAACCTTTTCTAGTTGGATAACGTAAAGAATCAAAACCGAGATCAGCTATAGTTGTATTAAGTTCGTCTGAAAAACCATGCGGGAAATACATATTTTCATTAGCTTTATTTCTTGATAAACCTTGTAATATATATTGAGTATTAGTGTTCTCAGGTGTAGGAGCTCCTTTAGGTTGAAACTCTGCAATAAGTTCGTCTATCCTACTTAAAGTATTTTGATCAATATTTTCTGCGTCTAATGTTTTAGAAAATCTAGGTCTAGTTAAATAAGCAGCACCTTTAGGACTTCCTTGCGACACCAAGCCTTCGGCATAATCAAAAATTCTAGGATCAGAAAAACTTCTGTTAAGGTAAACACCTCCAGGAGAAGATCCTGATGGATCAAGTTGTAAACTTTTAATACCTGTTTTCGGACTGCTGTGTACTAATAATTCTTTATTTAGTAAAGACTCGATACCTTCTTTAGCACTCAGGTCTAGTTCCCCTTGTTTAGGAGTTTTAACCGTAGGTGCTTTAGCTTGTTCTTTTACGATAGCAGCACTACGTTTTCTTTCAACTGCGTCCATCTTCTTTTTGATTTTATCTGCTGCAGTAAGAGCCGCAGATCCATCGCTCCCTTGTGCGTTACGCATTTCCCTGTCGTAATCAAATTTTAGTTTTTTGAGTTGTTCGTCGTATTTAGCGATAAGCGGACTTATCATTTCTAATAAACCCATTCCCGCTAGTTTTGCCCCGCCACCTGCTGGACCGAGGTAATCTAAATACGATAAAGCTTCACCGAACTTATCACCACGACGTTCAGCTAGTGCTGTTGAGATTCCAGGAATAAATTCAGATATACCACGAAGGGCTTTTTTCAGCGGATCACCGCCTGTAACTTGTTGGGCTATCGGATCTCCTTGAATATAATCAAGGTATCTATCCATGAGTCCTGAATCACCGAAACGGTTTTCTATAGGTGCTGCGATGGATTCAGGGGTAGCCATCTTCGAAGTATAAGCTAACTACCAACAGAATGTAAAACGTTAAGAAGTAAAGTAGTTAAGACGGTGAGTGGGATCCTTGGTTCGCGGTAACTTTTTTCTTAGCCCGTCGTTCCCTAGCCCTGAAATTTAGACTATCTTTCGTATTCCGTATTTCATCTTCCATGTCTTGCCAGAAAGCATCCCTGAACAACTGTTCGTGGTCCGTGGATAGTTTGGTATGAATAATTAGATCTTTATCTTTAGGAATCCAATCTTCCCAAAACTGTTTACGTTGATCTGACCATTGCCATTTGATCTCGCCTAGTTCAGGTCTAGCGTGAATGTAATACCCGAAGATTAGCGGTTCTTTGAACTTTGGTACTGTTTTTGGCATCTTTCTTCCCGAATATTTTTTCCCAGTTATCTTGGTATTGATTACCTTTTTCTGGTCTACGTTTACTTCCTTTACTCATCGTATTCCCTATAATACTCTACAATCGATAAAATGTTCTTTGTGTAGCGTGTGATCTCTGCCATATTCATCGAAAGGTTTTCGTATTGTTGTGTAGTCAACGCATAGTATGCAACCGCAGGAGCTTTACCGTCTTTAACGAGTTGTAAGTATTCTTCCATGATCTCTGGAGTTAACACTTCAAATGTTACCTCGGTCGCTTGGATTTCCATGGGTAACGGTGGGTGGTACATCGGTGCTTGTAATGCGATCGTATTAACATCTATCGGTTTAGCTGTAGGTAATAACGAACAACCACTGACCGCGAACATCGCAATAATACTAAATTTTTTCAATCGGTCCTTCTTCATCCACTCGGCTCCTCCTCGCTGACCGTGGTCAACTCTACAAGATTATCTATTACTCGTTTAGTACCACGGTTAACCATCTTCTCAACAAGTTTAGGTTTGTTTAGTGCAAGGTTATCCAGATCGTGCTTAGCAAATGTATTTCTTAATTTATTTACTTCACGAAGTGCGTTTTGTTTTTCAGCTTCTAACGTACCAAGACTCGCGGACAGCTGTTCTTGTTTCGCTAGGTATTGTTTGATGGATTCGTTTTGCTCGGATATTTTTGTTTCCAGGATTATCTGATTACCTTTGAGCGTGGATATTTGGTCTAATAAGAACCACGAACCCGCCAAAGATGCCGCCAATAGACCTCCAAGAACCAAGCTAAGTTTAAAACCCATCTCAAAAGTATAATCGTAAAAAATTTTTTCGCAAAATTTTTTCACTAGGGACTTATTTGTAAACTACTTGCAAAAGAGAGCCCAACACCAAGGGAGGGCGGGTGGGACCCGCGACTCGCACGAAAA